GATTTAACACAGAGATGGGTGAGTGGTGAAGAAGACCCTGAAGGTGAAAAACCTAAAGAAAAACCAGTAGTAAGTGGTGTTTCATCAGAATCTATTGACTATATTGATGGAGTTTCAAAAAATAATGTTATGAATGGAGAAGAAAAAGTTCCAGGGAGAGAAAGTTCAGCAGTAGCAGAGATAGGTGTTGGATATGCTATGGGTTGTTTAGCTGATAATAATAATGATATAGTCAAGGCTGAAAGATGTTTAGAAGAAAAATTATCAGAGAGTTCATTAGGAACAACACATGGAACTGGAGATGGTAAGAAGGCTATAGAGATGAGAAAAGGTATGTTACGATCTGCTAAAAGAGAAAATCAAAAGGTTAGAGAAATTAACGAACAATTAGGTTGGAAAAATTCTCAAACTTCTCATATTGGTGGTTCAAAATCTTCATTACAAGCAACAGTTGATGCATTGAGAGAAAAAGGAATTACACACGTTAATGGTATACCATTAGATGAATATGAAGAAATTATTTTAGGTGGTGGAGCAGGAGAGAATCCAACAGATACTATGGTTGTTATTGTTAATGAAGAAACAGGTGAAGCGATAATGTATCACACTTCAAATAAAATGACTTCTGCAGATCAAATAGCAAATGGTTCACCAGCAAAAGAAATTAAAGAAATTGTTTCATTAGGTGAATTTGATGATGAAGATCAAAGAAAACAAGCAAAAGAAGCTGGAGAGACAACAAGAAAGAAAATAGCAAAATATAGAAAAAAACAAAGGAAATATATTCAACAACAACAAGATAAAATGATTGAGGATGCTGAAGATGATGAAATAGCAAGAAGAGCAGTCAATCGTTTAAAAGGTGAAGAAAATCCCGTTACTACTGCTTCTGATAAAGCGAAATATTGGAAAAAAATATTAGCACATCAGGCAGTCAAGAGATTTATGAAAGAAAAAGGTTATGATAAAAATAATTTAACACCTGAACAGGAATTGGAAATTTATAGATTTTATCTTCAAGAAATGAAAAGAATAACCAGTATGAAAAATCCACCAAAGAATAGACAAAGTGGTGGTGTTGGTGAAGCTGATATACAAATAATTACAAGATTATATGGTGAGGGGGAAGAAGAAAAAATTACTGGAAATCCAGGAAGAGATCCATTATATAGTAGTGATAAAATGAAATCTTTTTATGATAAACAAACTAAAGAGATGAATACTTTAAGAGAAAAAATGAACAACATTAAACCTGGTTCAGGTGATAAAGCATTTGCTGACCGAATGGCCAAGAGATTACATTTGGATCAAGCAGAAGGTCATAATCCAGGTGGTATTCCAAATGATAAAGCGGAAACTATAATGGGTGTTTATAGATTTAAAGATTTACAACAAGATTCTGAAGGTAATATGGTTCAACAAAAAGGTGGTAAATTTTATAAACTTGATGAAAACGGTAAAATGACAGATGAAGAAGTAAACAAAGAAGATGTACAAGAGTTTGATTGTGCAGTAGTTGCTGATAAAGAAACTATGGCTGCATGTTTAGGTATGAAAGAGGGAGAAAAAGCAACTGATGATATTGGAATCACGATGGGTGAGTATGAGGGAACAAAAGCTATTATATATGATAGAAATAAAAAACCAATAGGAGTTCAAACAGCTCGTTCAAAATCTGGACCCGGTGGTACTATGCAAGATTCAATAGCTTACCATAAAGATTTTCAGAGATGTTTAGCAAAACAAACTAAAATTCAAGGGAAGTGTGGATAATGAAAACTCAACTACTCTGTACATTCACCAAAAGGAATAAATTCTATGAAACAGTAGATATTATTATAGCATGCAATGAAATTGTGTTTGATAAGATATATGTATTTCAGAATGAAAATGACCATCATCAACTAATATGTACATATAATGTAGAATATGATGAAGATTTTATTGAAGGTGTACCAGATACTATTTCGCTTCATAGAAAAAAGAATACAAATACACTTTATACAATTAATGCACTTAATGACTTGATTCGTGAACTAAATAATGGTAAATTAGATAAGACATTTCCTATAGAATGGGAAAATTATAAGAATTGTTTACTACTTACAAATGAGGAAGGTCTCAATAAAATACCAACAAGAATTTATACTATCGTAAACGTAGAAACGTGGGATAAAGATAAAAAATAAATTGTATTTTCGGAATTTCGATTATACTTATTTATGTATCAAGGTTACACTTGATTAAAAAATACTAATTAACTAATTAAAAAATAGGAGATAAAAAATGGATTTAAATGCAATCAAAAAACGTCTTAATCAACTTCAAACATCAAACACAAGAACTTCTAATCTTTGGAAACCTCAACCAGGTTCACAAGTAGTTAGAATTGTTCCTTATAAGTTCAATAGAGATAATCCTTTTATTGAGTTATATTTTCATTATGATTTAGGTGGTAAGAACTATCTTTCACCCATTTCATTTGGCCGTCCAGATCCAATTGAAGAGTTTGCACAAAAACTTAAATCAGCTGGTTCAAAAGACGATTATCGTCTAGGCAGAAAAATTGAAGCAAAAATGAGAACTTTTGCTCCAGTTGTAGTTCGTAACGAAGAAAAAGAAGGTGTTCGTTTTTGGGGTTTTGGAAAAACAGTTTATCAAGAACTGTTATCAATAATTGCAGATCCAGACTATGGTGATATCACAGACGCAGTAAGTGGTCGTGATGTAGCTATAGAGTTTAAAACTGCTGAGGAAACAGGTAAATCGTTTCCCTCAACTTCAATCAGAGTAAAGCCAAATCAAACTCCAATTACAGAAGATGCATCTGTACTTGAGGCAATCAAAGAAACACAAAAGAATATTACTGAAATATATCAGGAACGTTCTTATGATGAATTAACTCAAGCTCTTAATGATTACCTTAATGGTGGTACAGAAGAAAATAAAAGTGAGACTAAAAGTGAAGATACAACAAAAAAAGTAACAGTTGACCCTTCTACTTATGATTCTCAAAAAACATCAGAAGCATTTGATGATTTATTTAATAACTAAATAAAATAATATTGGGTGACTAGGGTTAAGAGTCACTGATAGTCGATAAGGTCGCTATAGGCACCCGACTTCTGGAGTCGCCCATATTTATAGGAGATTTTATGTCAACGCGAGATGAATTGGCTGGTGTTTTAGCAGACACCTTAAATAAACAATTCAAGGATATGAAAGTCGCATATTTCTTGGATGGTACAGATACAACACCTACTGATATAAAAGATTTTGTATCTACAGGTTCTACTATGTTAGATTTAGCAATATCAAATAAACCTAACGGAGGTATTGCAGTTGGTCGTATTACTGAAATCAATGGATTAGAATCAAGTGGTAAATCTCTACTTGGTGCTCATATACTTGCTGAAACTCAACGAAAAGGAGGAGTGGCTGTTTACATAGATACAGAAACTTCTGTTAGTACTGAGTTTCTTGGTGCAATTGGTGTAGATGTAGAAAGTATGTTGTATTTACATTTAGAAACAGTTGAAGATATATTTGAAGCTGTAGAAGAGATAGTTGCTAAAGTTCGTGAATCAGATAAAGATAGATTAGTAACTATTCTCGTTGATTCACTTGCGGCCGCAACAACTAAAGTAGAGTTAGAAGCTGACTTTGAGAAAGATGGTTGGGCTACAAGTAAAGCTATTATTATATCAAAGGCTATGAGGAAAATTACTCAAATGGTTGGTAGACAAAAGATAGCTTTAGTTTTTACTAATCAATTACGTCAAAAATTAGGTGTAATGTTCGGAGACCCTTGGACTACAAGTGGTGGTAAAGCATTACCGTTTCACGCATCAACTCGTATTCGTTTAAAGAATATTGGTCAAATCAAAGATAAAAAGAATAATAATATTGGTATGAAAATGAGAGCTCAAGTAATTAAAAATAGACTTGGACCTCCAATGAGACATGCGGATTTTGAATTATATTTTGAAACTGGTATTGATGATGATGGTAGTTGGTTGAAAGTTATGAAAGAACATAAACTTGTGAAACAAGGTGGTGCGTGGTATACAATGTTGAATCACGAAGGTAAAGAACTTAAATTTCAGTCTAAAGATTGGAGTGAACAACTTAAAGATAAAGATTTTAGAGAACATTGTTACAACTTAATTTGTGATAAAGTTATTTTGAAATATGAAAAAAACTTTGGTATAGATGATGTAGTAGTGGAAGAAGAAGTAAGTGAGTAATGGTAAATACCTTTCTATATTTGAAGAGATAAAGAAAAAAGGTGGCTCTTTAAACGGCGGCGAACCAAATGATAAAGTACTTGTAATAGATGGCTTAAATACTTTTATTAGAGTATTTAGTGTTATACCAACTACTAACGATGATGGTATTCACGTTGGTGGAATAGTTGGTTTTTTACGAAGTATTGGTTACACTATAAATATGTTTAGACCTACTCGTGTCATCATAGTATTTGATGGTAAGGGTGGGTCTTCTCGCCGCCGTAAATTATTTCCTGAATATAAGAAGAAAAGAAAAACAAAATATAGAGTAAATCGAGCATATGATTTCGCATCTCAAGAAGATGAGAAACAAAATATGATAATGCAGTTACAGAGAGTGGTTGAATATTTAGAAGCACTTCCTGTAACTGTTTTATCTTATGATAACATTGAAGCAGATGATACGATTGGTTATTTATGTAGACAAGTACTTACTGATTCTGAAATTACTATTATGTCTACTGATAAAGATTTTCTTCAGTTGGCAAATAGTAGAATAAAAGTATGGAGTCCAACTAAAAAGAAAATGTATGATGAGAAAGCTGTGTTAGATGAGTATGGTATATCATCACATAATCTTATTTGGTATAGGGTATTAGATGGTGATAAATCAGATAACATACCTGGTGTAAGAGGTTTAGGATTGAAAACTATTCAAAAAAAATTACCGTTTTTGAGTGAAAATCGTATAGTTAATATAGACGAGGTTATTACGGAATTACCAGATTCAGAGGATGTTATAGAATTGAATTACAAGTTAATGCAGTTATCAGATGTAGATATTTCTGGTTCTACAAAGACAAAGATAATATCAAAAGTGAATGAACCTATTAATAGATTAATAAAATATAAATTTCAAACAATGTTTTTAGAAGATAAGTTATATACAGCATTACCAAATCTTAATAGTTGGTTACTTACTAATTTTAATCAGTTAAATCATTACGCTGAGAAAACTCATGAGTGAAACATTAACACAATTTGGAACCTCATTTCAATCAAAAATTATTGCAGCATTATTACGTGATATAAAATTTATTCAGACTATTAGTGATATTTTAGAACCAACGATGTTTGATTCAGACTCTAATAAATGGTTAGTAAAGGTAATACGTGATTATTATTATGAGTATAAAAAACAACCTACATTAGAAGTTTTGAAGTATAAGATAGATGAAATAGAGAATGATATTTTAAAAGTTGGTGTTGTAGATAAATTACGAGATGTATGGAAAAATATTGAGGCAACTGATTTAGAATTTGTTGAAGAGCAAACATTAGATTTTTGTAAGAATCAAACGTTAAAAAATGCTATATTAAATTCAGTTGAATTGTTAGAAAATAAAGATTACGAAGGTATAAAGTCTATAATTGATGAAGCTATGAAAGCTGGTA